GCCAGTTCTCATGCCCGGCTTCGAATCGCAACTATACCTAGTACGTAAAACGTGTTGTGTACACACGCACACACAAAACAACGTATAAATTAGCAATGTGAACATTTTAGTGTCTCTCAAAAACGAGAATATTAAACTTAAATTTAATGGTTCTCTTAGAGAAAATCAAATAGAACCTGTAAATGCATGTATTAAGGCTGCAAATGATACTGGTGGTGGAATACTTTGCCTTCCATGTGCATGGGGTAAATGTTTAGGAATAAATACACCAATTATGATGTATGATGGTACTATTAAAATGGTTCAAGATGTTAAAACTGATGATTTATTAATGGGTGATGATTCTACACAAAGAAAAGTTCTTAGTACCTGCAAAGGACAAGAACAATTGTATAAAGTAATACCTAAAAAAGGAGACCCGTATATTGTAAATGAATCTCATATACTTTCTTTAAAATATTCATCTAAAATGAAAATGAAAGGTGATATTGTTGATATTCCTGTTAAAGATTATTTAAGTTTACAATCATATGGTAAAAATAGTCCATTATTAGGATACAGAGTTCCGGTTAACTTTCACGAAAAGGAAGTTGGTTTTGACCCATATATTATCGGTTTATGGCTTGGATGTGGTAAAAAAAATACTATAATATCTACTCGAGATGCTGTTATTATTCAATACCTTGTTAAAAAATTAAGTAAATATAATATGTATTTACAATACGATAAACAATATGATTATAATATGAATAGTGTAAAATATATTAATCCTTTAATAACTGAACTAGGAAAACAAAAATTAATAAATAATAAACATATTCCAGTTGATTATAAATGTAATTCTAGAGATATCCGTCTAAAAATATTAGCAGGATTAATTGATTCGTGTGGTTCAAAAAAATTAAAAGGATATTGTATTGTTCAAAAAAATGAAAAATTATTTGACGATATTCTTTTTATTTCAAGATCTCTTGGATTTGCTGCTTATAAAAGTAAATTTCAAAAATCTTATTTTTACAAGGGTGAAAAAAAAATAGGAACTTATTACAGAACTATTATTTATGGAAAAAAACTTAGTGATATTCCAGTTCTTATTAAAAGAAAACAAAGAGATCCGATAGAAAAAAAACAAATTAAAAATGTTCTTGTTTCAAGAATTTATTTGGAAAAATTAGAAGTTGGAGATTATTATGGCTTTGAAATTGATGGTAATCATCGCTTTGTTCTTGGTGATTTTACAGTTACGCACAATACTAGTATTTCATTGTATATTATTGTAGAACTTGGAGTAAAAGCATTAATTATTGTAAATAAAGAATTTTTAATGGATCAGTGGAAAGAAAGAATTCAACAATTTTTACCAGATGCTAAAATTGGTATTTTAAGACAAAAAAAGATTGATATTGAAAACAAAGATATTGTTATTGCAATGTTACAAAGTGTAGCAATGTGTAAATATGATTCTAGCATTTATGATAGTTTTGGGATTACTTTTTATGATGAAGTTCATTGTGTTCCTTCAAAAATATTTTCCAAGGCATTGCGAAAAATAAATACTAAATATCATTTTGGATTATCAGCTACTCCTAATAGAGCAGATGGAATGACAAAAGTTACTAATTTATATATTGGACCTATTATATATAAGGTTGATACAAGCAAATCAAAAAAAAATCCTAAAAATTTACATGTATTTACTATTTCTTTTAATAAATTACCTGAAAGTAAACATTATAAAAGTTTATCAAATTACAGAGGAAAACCAGATGTAGTAAAAATGATTAGCAATCTTACAGAATGTCCAAAACGACTTGCATTAATTTCAATGATTTTAAGATATTTTATTATAACTGATAAAAGACATATATTAGTATTAAGTGATAGAATTCAATATCTAAACAATATTGAAAATAAAATTAAATTAGATTTACAAGAAAGTGGATTACAATTACCATTTAAAATTGGATATTATATTGGTGGGATGAAAGAAAAAGAAAGAAAAGAATCTGAAAAAGCAGATTTAATATTAGCCTCTTATTCAATGGCAAAAGAAGCAATGGATATACCAATTCTTGACACTCTTTTGATGGTAACTTCTAAATCAAATATAGAACAGTCAATTGGAAGAATACAAAGACAAACAGTATATCCAGATGAAAGACCACCATTAGTTATTGATTTTGTTGATTATTTTTCTAGTTTTCAATCACAGTTTAATAAAAGAAAATTATTTTATAAGAAAAATCACTATACTATTAGTAATTTTAAGTTTAATGATGATATCAATAAATTATATACTGATTTTGAGGAAGGTATTCAGAATATAAATAATAATATAGAAAAAAATATAGAAGATATAGAATATATAGAAGAAGATATATTAGAATCTAAAACTACTAATTTTAATTCAATAAATAAATCAAAAATTAATATTGCCCCATGTGAAATAAACAAAAATCTTTTTGACATAATTGGTAATGGAGATTTTGATATATAGTTTTTTACATCTTAAAAAAAATGTAAAATATTATAAAAAACTAAATTTTATTTACATACTGGTTTTGTAAAGTTTGAAACACCCCACTCTGGTCTTTTACAACCATCAAATGATTGTAATGATAAATCTCCACATAATCCAGCTCCACATGAACCACCTTTTTTCATTAATAGTCTAATGTTTGAATTTGTTAAAGGTTTCCATTTTATTTGAGATGGAACACCTATTTTTTTTTTACGAATAATATTTTTTACTTTTGGGATTGTTTTTTTAACTTTTTTAACTTCTTTAACTTCTTTAACTTTTTTAACTTTTTTAACTTTTTTAACTTTTTTAACTTTTTTAACTTTTTTAACTTTTTTAACTTCTTTATCTTCTTTATCTTCTTTACTAACTATAGTTTTATCATAACCAATGTTTGTTATACCAATACTTGATGATATTGAATATATGTCTTTTTCTATTCTTTTAGATAAAACAGATCCTAGTGTTAATAACCATGGTAAAATATTATCCATTGTATTTCCAGATGGGAATAATAATGTTCCAAGAGTTCCTAAAAAACTTCCACCTTTTTGTGAGTTATTCAATGGTATAAATGTGATATGTTTATGATTAGAAGGAATAACATGTGATAGTGATATAATACCTTTATTTATCATTTTTTTAACTATTTCATGTGCATTATTATGCATATGTTGTTTCATATGTTTTTTAATTTTATTTTTATTATACCCTGTTAATCCCATAACATTTGCCGTATGTTCTCCAGCATTAGAAATTACTTTTTCAGTTATTGAATAAATAACTCCATTTTTCATCATTGTTACTGTTTTACTAACTTGTTTTTCTTTAATATTACCTCCAGTTTGACATAAATGGTCATATTCACTACCATCTATTTTAAAATACGGTTTACAAGAACTATATCCTTGTATTACGGGTTGTCCAGCGATTGGGATTTGTTCTACTGCTGTATAATAACCGTCTCCTCCATTTTGATTAATATTAAAATGATTTTTTAAGTGTTTATTAATATTAGCAGGGTTAGAAAAAACATAACCAGAGTTATTTAAATTATTGTTGTTTTCCATTTCTTCTATTTTTACATTTAATTCTGGAAGTAAAATTTCTAAATACTTATTATGATATCCTTCTTCCTCTTCCTCTTCCTCTTCCTCTTCCTCTTCTTTTTCTTCTTCTTCTTCTTCCTTTTCCTTTTCTCTTTTTTCCATTTCTTCTCTTTCTTCTCTTTCTTCTCTTTCTTCTCTTTTTTCTCTTTCTCTTTCTTCTTTTTCTTCTATTTCTTCATTTTCTTCTCTTTCTTCATTTTCTATTTCTTCTCTTTTTTCTTTTTCTTGTGGTATTTTTACTTCTAAATTTTTATTAAAAATATTTTCAGCAACAAATAGTTTTTTTTCAAAAAAATCACGATTTATATCTTTTTCTTTAGCAATACTACTGTTAGTTTGAGCCATGATAAATGGAATATTAATATTTTTAGAAGGTTTTATTTCTTTGAAATTATTATTTTTAGATTCTTCAACACTTTGACTAATTGCAAAAGAAGTATGTAATAAGTCAAGTGCTCTTATTTTTTTATAACATTCATCAGACATATATTCACTTTTAAAATTTAATTCGTTTATTTTTTGATTTTTATCTGTTAAAATATGAAAAACAATTCCTAATCTTTCATACTTATTAGTAGCAGGTGAATTTAACCATGGTCCTTTCATAACACCTAAAACCATTAAAATAATCACAACAGAATTTTTCTGTATATCTTTAAAATGAGTAACTGTTAAATTCATAGAAGGAAAAGCATGTTTTAAATCTTTCATATGACGACATAATAAAATTAACCCTTCATTTCCGTATTTGTCATTATACATAAAATCTTGGGAAATAAAAGGTTTTAAATCATTAAAACAATTATTTAGTGCTTCATTTTTAGAAATTTTTAAATCGATTGTTGTAATTTTTAATAACAAATACATAAAATTTTTTGTCGTATCCATAGATACTTTATTTTCTGTACCACTACCTCTTTGAATAAAAGACGAATATGGTTGACTATCAAAATTAGATGTATTGATAATGTATGGACTTGAATTTGAAAATAATATTTGACGAGAACACATAACTTAATATTACTCAATATAATTACTAATAGAAATTAAATAAAAAATTAATTTAATTTGAAAATTGGTTGCCATTTTTCAAACTCTTGCATCCATTTACATTCAAGCTGTAAGTAGTCTTTACTTGTATTTTCAATTTCCTTAAATAATTTTTTTAAGTGTTTACTTTCTTCCATTGTTCTAACCCTTGCTGCGCCAGATTTTTTCCAATCACTTGGGTTATATACCCAATATACATCAGGATATTCTGATATTTTTAAATACATTTCTTGTTTTTGTTGATTAGATAGTATATCATTATTAATGGATGTTTTACCATTTCCAATATTTTGGACGTTCCATTCTCCATTTTTAAATGTAATAGATTCTGTTACTTGTGGTTTTGGAACTGGATTTTTTAAAGAAATATAAAATTCATCAATTCCTGGAATACCTTGTGTACAAACAACACATACTTTATGGTCGCTCATTTCATATGGAAAATATTTTCTTTTATTTCTTAAAAAATCTTCAATTTGGTTATAATTGCTATACGTTACAATATCAAAATCACATATATCCAATTTTGGATCTGGGTACCAATATTTTCCAATAATATCTTGAATTTGAACTAATCTATGTGGTAAAGTTAATGATATATCTTTACCACTACATACCCAAATATCAGTAGTAAGAAAAATCCAATTATTTTGTTGTAGGGGTGCAGAAATTTCTCTTTTAATGTCTGTAAATACTTCTGAAAAAAAGCTTGTAATGTCTACTCTTTCAGGAGTTCTTATTTCATCACTCATAAAAAGTGTACCAGTTAGTAAAGTACCATTAAATAGTTCTTCTTTAAAACGAAACCTAACTTGGTATATCATAGATTTTTCAAGAGGTTTCTTTTTTTCAATAAAACAACAAATTTTTTTACCTTGTATGGTTGTCAGCAAAAAGAAATAATCAGGGCAATCAAATAAATTACCCTTGTTATTTCTTTTTTCTGGAATAGGTCTCATCAAATAAGGAACTTGTTTAAGTTGTTGTAAAACATCATATGACCATGTTTCTTGGTCTTTTTCCCAAAGTTTTACTGATGTAAATTCTCTTAATTTATCTATAATTTCAGAATGTCGATTAGGTTTATTAAATTTTACATTTTTCTGTTTATTTTCTGTTAGTAATTGTGGTTTTACCAACAAAGCTTTTTTTTTTCCAAAAATAATAGGTTCCATTTTTTGTTTATAACTTTATTATATTACATATAACTCTTTATATATTTTTAT